CACAGTGGGACGGTACGTGGAAGAAATTCCTCAACGGGTTCGAGACCCGTACCAGCCTCTATATTGTTTATTAGTTAATTATTACAGATGCATAAGAGGAGGACGTTGTCCTCCATCTTTGTCCTTACTACATTTACATCATAATAAAAACAAACAAATGAAAATATATACCGTTATTCCGTATTACAGCGATTGTGAAGGAATGGAAGTGTTCCTAAATGATGTTAAATCATTCACTACATTTGAAAAAGCAGAAGAATATGCTTATACATTCTCAAATAATGAATATGATATAGTAGAAAGTGAATTAGATTAATTTCCAGGTTATATTTACCATGTAATAAATAATTAACTAACAAAACATAATATGTCAGCAACAATTCACAACCCAGGAATCAAGAACAACAATTCAACTGTAATTCCGTTCAGAAAGTTAAACGGTGACACGTATATTCGCTTTGATTACTGTACAGCGCGTCATGAAGAATTCATTACAATCAACAATGTAGTGTATTACAAAATGAAAACAGTTAAGAAACACACGAAACGCAGAGTTAAAAAAACGCCTATCATGATTAGATAGGCGAGCGTTTCCTAATTACGTTTACCCTGTACATAACAAATAAGCAAATGAAAATTTACATAACACACGAGATAGCTGATTATGGCTTATCTGACATGTCCAATACCAAAGCATTCACTACCAGAGAAGCTGCTAAAGCGTGGAGTGATAAGTGTGTGGAAGATGGAGGATGGCATTTAGATATAATGGAAATTGAGGTTGAAAATTAATAGTCTCCCAATTACATTTACCATGTACATAAAAACAAACGAACATGCTTAACATCCAAAAGTGCATCGAATTCAAGAAATTACAGTGGGACATCAATTCAGACATTGATCAGATCGGTTACACAACCATTGCTAAGGCTGATAAGCTAGATGAGATGGTGGATAACCTAACACCTGAGGAAATAAAGTACATAGCCGAATGGGCTGATTAGGGATTAACCCGTTTCCAGATTACATTTACCTCATAATAAATAATTAACTAAACAAACAAACACATGTTAAATCAAGATCAAATTCAAGAAATCGCACGTAAGCAAGCTCAAACTAAGAAAAACGGAGCATCATTACTCATGAAGTTAGGAGTAACAGTAGTAGCAATCGCATGCTACGGATTCCTATATAACCAAGACACCGATTGGGCAGTCGTTCTAGTGTTCGGATTCGCAGTAACCGTTTACGGTGTAGTTAATTTAGATAAGTAGGCTTAAATAGGTTTCCAAGTTACATTTACAACATAATAAATAATTAATAACTAACAAACAAAAAAGTATTATGAAAAATCAAGAAAACACAACAGCACAATTAGGTCGTCCAGTAAACGAGAATTCAGCTCGTCAAATCCGTTTAGCTGAAATTCAAGCAAAACGCGAAGCAGGTTTAATCAAGCGTGGTCGTCCATCAGTTCCAGGTTCTGCTAATGCATTAAAGAAAGAAATGCAATTGGCTAAGAAATTATCAGGTGTAGATATTAAGCGTGGTCGTCCTACTAACCCAGAAAGCGCTCGTGCTAAGCGTATTGCAGATTTAGAAGCACGTCGTGCAAACGGAACATTAAAGTTAGGACGCCCTAAGGCAGTGGTAGTAGAGGTACCGGTTAAGGCTAAGGCCAAGGTTAAATCAAAGGTGGTAGCTGAATAAGCTACTACCCATTCAATCCGTCTAAGTAATCACATTAACCAATACAACACATGACTAAGTTAAAAACACCCAAACACCGTTCATATCGTCCAGTAGTATTCAGTTCAATACACCGTATCGCAAAATACCAAATTGAGTCACATGTTCACGCCTACCATATGGATGATGCTGGAAATGTAACGTATTACACCAAAGTTCGATAATTCACCCAATTATATATTCCCTTCCGCATGGAGCCGCATGTCGCAAAAAGACGCGCGGCTTCCCGTGTATCACAAAAAAATCGCGCGTGTCAAAAAAATCTCAAAAGGGTCGGACGATAGCGGGTCGGTAGCGGTTCGTGCGCGGGTTGCTCCCACGCTGGCCGCGGTCCCCATATGGCGCGTGTTGGGTCGCGTCTCAATACCACGCACTCTCAACAAGTATACAACTTTACACCCCGCGCCTCGTATATACAAATATAATCAATAAGTCAAATAACGTTTCAACAGTCTAAACGTAATAAGGAAATCCCAAATTCCAAAATAACCCTTTTGCATCAAAAATCCGAAATCCGAAATTTTAACCTTTACGAGACTTTTTGGAAACGAACTTGTATATACAGAATGTCCTTACCATATTTGCAGGTTATGAAAAATAAATAAACATAAAATGGAAAATTTAACAGGTAAGGACACGTCCGAATTTTACGAGATGAACGCTCAACAAGTGCGAGATAACGTAAAATCAGCTAAAGCGTACGATTTCGTCGAAGTAGGAAAAAACGCATGGAATGTGCGCTATTTTAAAAAGAAATATGGTTCTAAAAAATCACCATTTACTACGGGTCACATCTACGTTTTACAAAATACATCGGTATCCGGTATTTTTAAAATCGGGTTTACTGAGCGTTCGGTTGTCGACCGTTTAAATGAGATAAACTCTGCTACGGGTGTTATTACACCATGGCAAGTACGCGATTTTTGGTTTACCCAGAATCCCTATATTATGGAACAAGAAATTCACAGACGTTTGGATGATTTTAGGGTTGAAGATAATCGCGAAGGTTTTGCGGTTTCTTTTGATGTCGCGCGTGACGTGATTTTTGAAGTTTTAGGCATACCTAACGAGGATCTCACGTAAATCATCAATTTATATATTTATTGTAAACAAAATAAAATTTTAATATGGCAACATATCTATTTAAAGATGCTAATAAAGCAGCTTTTGTAAACGGTGTAAATACTTTATTTAAAGATAATGGTTTGGATCGTGAGATTTCTTCAACCGATTTACTCGATGCTTTACCTGGTAAAGCCGAATTTACATTTTTTATTACTGATGATCCACAAGAGGATGATATTTTAAAAGATGCTGAAAAAAATAAGTATTTTTCATTTCCATTTAGAGCAATCGATTTAAAGGAAATGATTAAAGAATCTAAAAAATTATTAAAAAAATCCAAAAAATAATTTGGCGTTGAAAATTTCCCACGTATATTCAAACGTCGGGATGATTTGAAACCCAAACGATTGGGAAATGAACGCGAAACGTTACAAACGTTTGCAAACGTTGACCAAACATTAAATAAATAGCGTATATACGTATAAATGTATTAGAGTATGAGATATAAAGAGCAAGTTTTGAATAAGATTAATCAATTAGAAAATTTAAACCGTACGTTGGATTTTCAACTTTCACGAGGTGAAGGTTATGATGAAGTGATTAAAACAGTATCTAACATTAAAGATAAAATTGAGGACCTACGTTCAACTGTTTCTTTGGAACATGATGAATTTAGTACATATATTTAAATAAAATAAATAGGTTATGTTGAATGAAGAGCAATTGCTAGAAAACTGGCAACAATTTTTGGGTTATATTGAACAATATATTACGGGTGAACGTCAAAAACGACTAATTGATTTTTATAACAAGTACGAAGAACGTTTTGTTTTATTACCTGCATCACATAAACCACAATATCACAATTGTTTTCCTGGAGGATATGTTGAGCATGTTAATCGTGTTGTTGATGCCTCTTTAGATATTTATGAGATTTGGGTTAAATACGGTGTTAAACCTGTGTTTACACGTGAAGAAGTTGTTTTTTCTGCATTGAACCATGATTTAGGAAAGTTTGGAACATTAGAACACGAGGCCGTATTACCTAACCCGTCTGAATGGCATGTTAAGAATCGAGGTGAGATTTATACCTTTAATACCCAAATGGATTACATGACCGTTCCAGACCGAGGTTTGTGGTTATTATCTCAAATTGGTGTTGAAGTATCTAAAAATGAATACTTAGCAATTAAATTACATGATGGTTTGTATGATGAATCAAATAAACCTTATTTAATGTCATGGTCTCCAGAAACCAAATTACGTACATCATTACCCTATATTATCCACCAGGCTGATTTATTAGCAGCACGTATTGAATTTGAGCGTGAATGGTTAGATAAATTAAATGGAACTCCGGTTGAACAACCAAAACAAACCATTTCACAGCCAAATAAAAAACCAGTTCAGATATCAGTTCCAGAAAATTCGAATTTGAAAGATATCATGAATACATTTTTTGATTAATATGGAAATTATATTATATACTTTAATTACATTGATTGTAGCCGTATCATACGCGTGTTATAATTTATTTTCAAAAACCGAACGATTAGAAAAGATTGTTGATCAACAAAATCAATATATTACTAATATTTCTGAACTTATAGAATTGTCTAATAAAAAAATAGGGGAGTCTGAAATTGCGAATGCTTTTAAAGCAGATGATGAAATCGGTTTTTTCTTTGAGACATTACAAGAAATTCAAACTCAATTGAATTCTTTCAAAACCCGAAATAATTAATATGGATTTAATATCCCCTCCAGAAGAAGAGGTACTTCTTACGAAAAAAGGAACTATACGTAAGCGCAAACCTAAAAAATCAATCTTATACTTTACATCAGATACTGAAGAAGCTATTATATCTTATTTAGCTAGTAAAGATCAAGAAGAACGAAACCAAATATTTGATCAACGTATTGATTATGCTTTTCATAAATTAGCAGAAAATATAATCCATACATTCAAGTTTTATTATACTGATGTTGATACTATAAATGAATTAAAACATGAAGTAGTAGCATTTCTTTTAGAAAAACTACATTTATATGATCAATCAAAAGGTAAAGCTTATTCTTATTTTGGAACTATTGCTAAACGTTATTTGATTATTTATAATGAAAAAAATTATAAAAAAATTAAAGGTAAGGGTGATTTAGAAGAAGTAGATGAAGATAAAGTAATTGTTGATGATTTAGTTAGAGAATCTAATAATGATTCTGAATTGATAAATGATTTTATTGATTATTTTATCAAATATATAGATGTTAATCTCGAAAAATTATTTCCAAGACTTCAAGACCAAAAAACAGCAGATGTAGTTTTAGAACTATTTCGTAAAAGAGAAAATTTAGAAATCTTTAATAAAAAAGCTATTTACATTTACATTCGTGAAATGATAGATGTTGATACTTTCCAAATAACTAAAGTGATAAAAATCTTAAAAAAAGTATATTATAATCTGTATAACGAATATTACGAAACAGGATTTGTAAAGATCTAAAAAAATATATTTATAATAAAATAAATATTATGGATTTTGAACAAAAAATATTTGGGAACAAATCTTTTTCCGATCTTTTAAAAAATATATACGATAATTCCCGAGAAAAGGAAAAACAAATAAAAGATTTAATTACAAGTCTTAAACCATTAGTAGCCGATACTCAATCGGCTTTGATGGTTGTTCCCTTAATTAAAGAATATCTTGATGTTTCTGTTAAAAATGATGATTCCTTAATCAAAATGGCTGGTATTGTACAGCGTGCTATGGCTAATTCTGGTGGGAATGGGGATAATGATTTTTTAAGTGAATCTGAATTAGAGCAATTGAGAGGTGAAGTGCAAAAAATTAATGATGAAGTATCTAAACCAGTATCAATAGATGATAGTAAGGAATAGTCAAGGGGTTCAATTTAATAATTTAGCTACTAATAAAATATCTGCTGGGGGATTTCCTGTTGGGAGGGTATTCCATGTTGTAATAGATAAAAAATCTGTAGGATTCCAAAATTGGTCAGATATAGGAAATGTATATTATACCGAATTAACTCAGCAGCCTCCATCCGAAATCACAGATGATAGTATAAAAGGATACAAATCTGCTAAACCTTTATCAGCATTTCATAAATATTTTCCACTAAATGGTGAGTTAATTATACTTATCGAAGGTCCAACCCCAACGTCTTCAGATATTCAAAATCAATCTCAAGTTTATTATTCAAATGTTATTAATTTATACAATAACACTAATCATAACTCTCCAGCCGTATATAATTTAAATGAAGATGGTTCTGCTAATTTAGGTCCTAATACAGTTGAAAGTTCAACTGTAAGTAATACGTATCCTTTTGAAGGCGATCATATAGTATATGGGAGATGGGGACAAGGATTAAGATTTAGTAGTAAGTTAACTGAAAATAATCTTGAGAATTTTTGGAGTGTTACTGGTAATAATGGAGATCCTATTACTTTATTAGTTAATGGATATAATTTTAATCCTGATTTAAGAGGTGAACCTTATGTAGAAAATATAAATAATGATAAATCATCAATATATTTAACTTCTACACAAGTTATTCCTATTAACATTGATAATAATATTATTAATCCATTAATTGAACCTTTAG